GCCTGAACTATTCTGTCAATATAAGATTGAAATAATGGAGCGTTGAAATTTCTACGTATGCCAATCGATAAAGAGGGAACATAAATAGATATTTTGTATTCTGCCCCATCATCCAAGGTCCAATAGCCACCTCTAGTAACTGTGATATGAGGGCTGTTTTTGTCTTTATATTCATTAGAAATGCTCCAATATGAATCATGATGATAAATAGCTTCTTGCTCATAGACTTTCAATCCAGTAGCATTTTTTATCAGTTTCTTTAGGCAACGAATATCTTTTATAATTTGTGAAACAGGCATAACTACATATTATTTAAATACTCTGTTACTACTTTGATGAAATCATCAAGAGAACGACAGACAACATATTTATACCCGTCAGCCGTTATCTTAGCTTCCCATTCTTTTTGAGATTCACGCTGAACTCCTTTTTTAGTTTTGGTTTCTATTAATAGTGCTCCATAAAACCGATTACTTTTCAAGAGTATAAGATCGGACACACCTGGAAGTACCCCTTCAGCTTTTAATTTTGCTCCGGTAACAGCGTCTCTTCTTCCACCATTTGGAACGGAGAAAAGATTATGACACATAGAGGGATATTGTAACCGAAACCAATTAACCATGGAAACCTGTATCTTATGCTCTTCATCTTTTGGTTTTCTGCGAATGTTGGTTCCGCAATATTTAGCTTTCATTTCTTCGTATGTCATAATACCCTAGCAAGTTTAAAATCAAGCAACATCAATAACTCATTGAATTTCTCTTCATACCAAAGCGGCTGTGTTTCTTTGGGATTATTAGGGTTGACTTGGTTCTCACCATACGACAGACCGGATTCGGTTATGGATTTGAAATACTTATCTCTACCTTTTGATGACTTCCTTTTCATATCACATAAGATACCTTTCTGAATCGCTCTTTGATTAAACGCCTGTGCGCTGATAGACAAACCCGCTTCTTTGAGCAATTCAGTAGCGGATTTAAGTATTCCATGTGACGGAGTATAATCAGGTGTCGGAAGTCCAAGAGGTGCAGCTACTTTACTAATTAAAGACAATTTAGAAGAATCATTTAGATTAAGCACTTCACTTACGCCTTTTACCCATTCAAGACCAACTCTGACTTTAGTTGTTAGTGATGGTTCACGTTTGGGGTTGTTCTGGCTTTCGATTACTTTCCAGACGCTTTGGTGGAATACTTGGCGATAAACCTCAAATACCGGTCTGACCTTGCGAGCGATAAAGAATTCCATGCAGGAAACTGTAAGTTTATACTCATTTGTCGGTCTGCCTCCGTTTGAGTTTTCCGCATTTCTGCGTAAAACTTGATAATCAACATTTTCGATAAATTGTTCACTTGAAGTTAGTGCTCTTACGGCTTCTTCCTTTCTACCATACACCAACATCCACACTTCATCAAGATTGATTGGAAACTCATTGTCAGATTTTGACAATTCAAGAACTGCGTTAAAATAACGCTTGATTTCGCTTTCGCTACTCTCTTTAGATAAGATTAAATTCGTTGCCATATATTTTAACTTTGACTTATAGAGAGGAACAAATAATAATTATCAGCTCCTCTCCGTTAAACTAATCTTCAATTATTGCCCAATCAGGCAAATATTCTTCACTGCTGATCTCCTTCATTGGTATCTGATTTATTGTTAGGAATTACTTTTGTTTTACCTCCAGTTTTATCAACGATAACCGGTTTGCCACCTACTGTAGTTTCGGTACATTGCCCTTCAGGAAACTTATCAATAAAGCGAACTACTTCTTTATCTTCTGTTGTATTACTTCCTTCTTTGGCTTCATAAGGGTATACGTCAACAATCGGAGTCTCGGATACCATACCGATCTGATAATCTGCTATGGTTCCTTTCATGCCTTCGTCCAGTTTTTTTACAGCATCGCGCAGGTCGGCTGCCTGAACCAGCACTTGGGTAGAAGTCTTTTTCTCGGCACCGCTTTTTTCGTCAAGGGTGATAAAGATCAGTTTGCACTTAAACCAGCGGTCAGCACTTTCCTCGTCACTGGGGAAAAGTTCACTATAGTTAGCTCGTTTGATGTCGGAAACGGTAAATTCTCCTGTTATAAATGGAGTCATCTCCTCGATAATACGTGCTTCTGCTTCTGTAAAACTAAGTGCATCTACCAAATAAGGTTCCGTCACTTTCTTCTGCATTCCGTTATCCATCACCTTTTCGTAACGGATCTTGCACTCAAACCATGTATGAATTGCCATAATTAATCCTCCTCTTGTTTTACAAGTTCTTTAATTAGTTCCTTATTCCATCCTTGAATAAATCCGTTTTCGTCAATATTCATAATGATATAGTCACCATATCCTTTATCTGCCGGACACATGATCTTAGGTACATAGCCGTCATAAGAAACAATAGCACTATCATCTTCATCAACAATATCACATATAAAATCATCACACACTTTGTAGTGAACATTAGCAGTTGTTCCCTGCATCCAGTTGACTATTCGACCAGTTTCAATCGTTATAATAGGTCTCCAACGATAA